AACCGTTACACTTCTTTGAGTGAAAGTAGTTGTACCTGATGCGTTGAAACCGCAATCGCTATCATCTTGAAAGAAAGCATCAGTATCCATGATACCAATTTTCTCAGAAGATTTTACTCCAACTAATACGTTACCTTGAGACTTAATCAAAGTAGCAGTTTTAGAGCCAAGAACTGAAGATGTTACTAATAATGCTTCGTTTTCTTTGGCGTAATCCGTTAATGTACTTACAACAAATGCCATAATTTTTCTTTTTTAAAATTTTTAATTTAAAGTTTTAACTCTTTCCAAGAATCGCTCTATTTTGTCAGCCTTAGGCTCAACGATTCTAAAATTGTTTTTTGGATTTTGGATTGGATCAGCTACTGGAGTCTTTGAAAATCCTTCCAATACGCTTAACATCTCACTAAATCCTTGATTAAACTTGCTTTCTAATTCTCCTAACTTGCTTTTTAATGCCTCATTCTCGGCTTGCAAGTAAGTAATAGTAGCATTCATTTCATCAAATTGAGAATCGGCTTCCATAGGAGCTTCTTCTGAAGTTGGAAGTTCGCCTACTGGACTTTCAATTCCTTCGACTTTACCACCAGCAACGGTCATCATAGTACCATCAGCTAATTCATACTCGCCATCGGGAGCAGAAACTGAGTTACCTGAATCGTCAACAAGCATAGCATCTGCACCAATCTCTAAACTTGATAAGTCAATCTTACTACCATCTTTAAGGTCGTAAGTTTCAAATACCAATTGAGTCGCTGGCTCAGGTGCAATTTCTTCAGTTTGTTGAACGGAATTATCCGCTAACATAACTTTAATTTTTTCAATTGCTTCTGAAACGTTCATAAATTGTTTTTACTATTGTTTGATTATAAATAGAGTTATAAAAAAAGTTTATCGTTTATAAAAATAAAATTAAATAAAGTTTTTTTATTTAATAATTATTTGTATCTTTGATATGTAGTCAGTGTGCTACTATTTAAACCTTTAAAAATATGAATGCTTTAAAAAAAGAACTTGCCTACGGTGCGGCTTACAATGTTTTTTATAATGCAAATCGCCAAGATCGTAATGGACTTAATGAAAGTCAGATCAAATTATTAAACTGGCTTGAGCCAAGTATGGCAAATGCCTATGCTTTTGCAATGGTTGAAAGTAGAGGAAATCAAAAAAAGAGTCTTGCTTTTATTCACAAATTTTATGCCGTTGAAAATCTCAAAATTATTTTTGAGGCATTGAATAATGGAAAATCAGAAGAAGAAATTATTGGGCTAATTAATATTTAGCCCAATAAAAATAAAATTAAAAAAAGTTTTATTATTTAAAATTTATTCGTACTTTTATTCAGTAATCAGTTATCAACTTAAACCTTTAAAAAAATGATCTATTTAGTTTTAATTTTCGCATTGCTTGTTCAATTAATTGTCAACAATCAAATTCAACAAAACGGTCACATTAATTAATAAACTTAAACTCAATCATTATGAAAAATTTAATCAGTAATTATGCCAGTGTTAATGTCGGTCTTGAGATTAACTTAGAAACTAAAAGTGCTTTTGGCCGAAACTTAAGAGGAAAAAGCATTTATGCAAAACCAATTTTCAATTATCGATTCAGTAGTGTTGATCAAATGATGGCTTGGCTTGACAAAGATTTAGCACGTCGGTTAGAAATTAAGGCTCATGAAGTTGCAAGAAGAGAAGAGAAAAAAAGAGCGCTTGAAAATAATCCTTACTGCGTTGGAGATGTTATGTATGATAGTTGGGGATATGATCAGACTAATATTGACTTCTACCAGGTAATCGAAGTAAAAAATAAAAGTGTGTTACTTCAACCGATTAACGGAAAGATGATTCCAAGTGAGGGTTATAGCAGCATGGCTGGATTAACTGCTCCAGTTAAAAATAGTTTCTACGGGAAACCAATCAGAAAAAATGTCAGCGCTTGGGTTAGTAATGGAAATCCCAGTTATTATTTAAAAAGTAGCCACGGAATTATTAAAAAGTATGAAAATGAAGAGCGTGGAGTTTATTGCAGTTGGTATGCTTAAAAATGAAAATATGGAAAGTCAATTAATTCAGAGAGCCAGGCAACTGGCTTTCGCTTATCATGAAAATCAAAAATATGGGTTACATGAATATTCTTATCATTTGGAATCAGTTGTAGAATTAGTAAAATTATATAGCTACATGATTCCTGAGAATTTAAAAGAAGAGGCTATTTGTGCCGCTTATTTACATGATATCCTTGAAGATACACTATGTACCCAAGATGAAATTTTAAGAGCCTTAAATCCAAGGATTTTATTAATAGTAAAATTACTTACTAAGAACGAATCTAACTTGGAAAAGTATTTTAATAAAATTGCCCTGGATGATTTAGCAATTTTTTTAAAACTATGTGATAGATACTCAAATATTTTAGAAAGTATTAAGAATGGCAACAATAGAAAGTTAGCTAAATACAAAGAGCAAAACCCATTATTTATTAGGATTTTGCTCGATAAAAAATATAATGATTTAATTGAAGAAATTAAAAAGCTTTTTAAAACTGATTAATAACTTTTATATTCAGCCTCGCTGATCTCTTTCCCACCTTGATAAATTGTCTCCATTGCTAAGTCGGTGTTGAATGCTAAGTTGTATTCTGCACCGCCTTTTCTTTTAGCTATAAGATTAGCATTTTGTGGAAGACTTTTAATTACCAATTCTTCGCTTTCTAAAAGCATAAAAACTGGTTCGCTATTTAAGCGTTCTATTAAATTTGTTAAGTCACTCATATCTACAATATATAAAATTTTATTTAAAAAGAAAAGTTTTTATAGTAATTTATTGACTGAGATTTAAGGTCTTCAAGTTTTTTAGCATTTGCTACCGTTGGGCGCTCTGCGTTTAATAATCTTATTTCTTCATAAAGCTTATGGCCTTGGCCTCCAGGCAATCCCGTTTTATTTGCAATTTCATTATATTTTTTATCTCCTAAAACTGATCTTGCGCTTGATTCTTTTTCTTTAGCGTAAATCATAGCTGGAGTATTTATTTGCATTTCTGCAATTGTTCCATTTTCGGTTTTAAAATTGGCAATAGTTCCTGAATATCCAAAATATTGATCTCCTTGTTGAATTTTTATTCTACCTCCATTCTCTGCACTAAATCTTGGATCAGAAGCAATTAAACTTCTTGCAGATTCTATATTATTGGAGTCAATTACTACCGTATTTCTGACTGCATCTTTTATTGCATCTACTTTACCGCCTTCTTCATCATTTACTTTTCTTAAAATACTATCTTCTGATTTTAAATTTATTGGAGTTACAACACCACCTAATTTTTCAGCATAGTCTTTTCCTACTTTATCTACTTCCGAGGATGAAGCTTTAGCGCCTTGTCTTAATGATGAAATTCTCGGATCGCCTGGTTTTACGATTGCCACTTTCGGCATTCTACCAGTACCCTTTGATTCTTTTTCTGATCCACCTTCTGGCCTTCTACCACTACCAGGACCACCAAAATCTATTTGTTCTAAAATCGAACATATCTCAGACCATAGCGATTCTTCAACGCTCATCGGTTGCTTTTCTTTCTTGTAATTAAATATCCCTTCAACACTAAATCCTTTAAATTCTCCTGATTTAATCTTATTCCAAACTGATTCATTTTCTACTTTAAAACTTCCAAACCAAGAGCCTTCGGGTGCATCTTCAAATCCTTTCATTGCCATTACTCCCCTTGAAGAATCGACAATAAACGATTCATACATGGTTACCCCTTCAACTGCCAAAGCTTCATCGTGCATCAAGTTTACGTTTGATTGATAACCTTTCTTAAAGAACTTTTGTGCTATCTTCTCAATCGTATCCTTAGTAAACGTAACGTAATACTCTCCGTTTTGATCATTGCGATAAATAGGAGTATCGGCTAACATTAAAGCGCCCGAAACGATTCTTCTATCTTCGGACTGAATAACAAATTTACTTTTATTTTCTTTAAACTTTAGAAAATCTCTTTCAATTGCTGGTCTATCTACCAAAGCAACGAAGTCAACTTCAACGTCATCGTTTAAATCTTCACTTATTTCTAATTGATAAATCGGTAATTTCATATTATTTGTTTTTAAATTCTTGCTGAGTTTTCTATTCTTCTAATTCTTTTTTGACTACCCGTAATATCCGACTCAACAACGTATGCTCTTGCCGCAACATTACCAATAGCATTTAAAGATGTTTGGTCTAATTGTGTTGGAGCGTTAGGAGTAAAACTTGGAGTTACGGGTGCAGCCATTAATCTTGGAGACATACTTCCACTTGTATCACTTGCACCGCCAGGAACTGGAGTGTTAATAATTGATTGCACGGTCATTAATCCTTGTGCAATTGTAGCGGCAGCGGCAATAAATGAAAATGGCGCTGGTAAATCTTTTAATGCTCTTGATGCTCCAACATAAGTATTAATCGTAGCATCTACAATACCTAATGCTTTACTAAGTACCGTTCCTTCTCCAGCTAATTGCGCAGCCGTTCTTAATCCATTGCTAATAACTCCTAATTTTTCATCTTCAGTTAATTTTCTTATTTTAACTTCATTTTCAGCACCTTTTTGAATAGAATTATTAACTGCATTAATAAGAAGATTTTGGGTTTTTAATTTTTCTTTTGCTTCCTTATCTGCTTGCTTTTCAAGTTTTTTTAATTGTTTTTCAGCATATTCATCTGCTTCTTTTTCAAATAACTTTCTACGTTCTTTAGCTAATATAAATTTTTCATACTCATATTTTTTTTCAATCTGCAATAAAGCCTCTTGATGACCAGCAAATAATTCTTTGTCAATAGCATATTGAGCCTTTAAATCTGCTAACTTATTTTCATATTCAGTACCTCCAATTTTTTGTAATTCAAAAAGCCTTTTAATTCTTGATTCATTTAAAGCAGTTTCTTTATCGGCTTCTTCTTCTCTTTTCTTTG